GACTTTTATCGATGTTTAAACTACCCGTTCCATGCTTTAAGACATTAGCGGTAATCGATAGCCCCTTCTCAATTGGCTTACGTGCAAGGACGGCGGGTTCCTGTGCTGGTTTTAGGCCAGTACCCCAACCGTCCCATTTTATAGCGTCCGGGGTTGCTGGCTTGGTTATCATAGCTTCTTCAAATGAAGCGTTAAAAGTTCCAACTTTTGGTTTTGCTGGTCTTGGATGTTTTCCAATAACTTCTCTTTCTGCCCCGGCCATCTTATCGATCTGTTTCGAAATATTCATAGATTTTGGAAAGCCAGAAAAATACAACCAAGACAACAGATCCCGGATCTCAAATCCTGCCTTTTCGACGGATACCATAATCTTATGTATCGTCCTGGTAGCAGCAAAGGCGATCAAATGTCCTCCTGGTTTAAGTACCCGTAAACATTGTCGGCTCCATTCATCGGAATCAAACTCTTTATCCCAACCGGTGGCCGACCCCATGAAGTTGATTTGATAGGGGGGGTCACAGACAATGGAATCTATCGACGATTCCGGCATTTTTCGCATGGTTTCAATACAGCAACCGCAAATTATCTTACCCGTTCCAACCTCGATAACCTTTCCAGCTTCGAAGGTTTCGCCCGGTTCATATTCTTTATTATCCAGGGCTTCAAAGTCTGTTTCCTCATCCTCTTTATGATCCTCTGATATATCTATATCCATATATTTAAGAAGCTCATCATCTGAAAAGCCCATATCATTTAATTCAAGCTTGTAATTCTCGCTGAGTTCTTCCAGTTCCTTCCCGAGCATATCGAGATCCCATTCGGCCAATTCTCCCAGTTTGTTATCGGCTATCCTGTAGAGTTTTGCCTTATCGCCACTTATATCCATATACCTGCACGGTATTACGTCCATATTCAAAAGCTGTGCAGCTTTAAATCTTGTATGACCGGCCAAAATTGTTCCATCCATTTGGGCAACTATTGGAGCAGCGAATCCGTAGGACTTGATCGATTTGGCCACCCGTTCTACTACGTGCTCGTTGATCCTCGGGTTGTCCGGTGCAGGTTTTAGATCATTAATATCAACATATTGAGCGGCAATTTCCATTTTTATCCTCTGAAGTTATACTATTTCGGGATCTGCCGAGTAGATTAGATCCCAGTTTATCCACCTATCTACTCGGCGCTTTCTTTCTTTTGTTGACAAATGAGCCCACCTTCCTTTCTTACGAGGAGCCGGATAATTTGGCCTACCTGGACGCCTTCCTTTTTGCTTTTTTTCTTGAGCCATTTGAGTTCTTCAGGTTTCAAGTTCAGGCTAAACTTTGTGAACTTATGCCCCTTGTTTACCGTTCTACCCCAACATTTTTCATGTAGTGGGTTTTCCATTTTTGCGCCGCAACTGGTGCATTTATCTTCAAAGTTCCAAATATCTTTCGGCTGTCCGATGTGGCAGGCCGGGCATTCTACTATAACTTTGTTATTGGCCACCATTTGGCTATTACCGCATGAATTGCACTTGGCATCTATAATGCTTTCATAATTTCCGGTGTTCATCCGTCCGCAATGCCTACAAAATAATATCATGACTCCTCCCTAATGGCTTTTTTCAATAGTTTTTCAATCGTTACATTTATGGTTTTGTGTTTCATCTTCCGGCTTATTTTTTCAAGGTGATCCCGCTCTTCATGGCTGAGGCTAATCATGGCATTAATGAAGTTTTTACCTCCATAAACTTTTTTTTCGTAGTCTTTCATCATTTGATTAGTCCCCTTATGTCCCTCAATGTATAAACCTTGTTAGGGTCAAAATTGATATTAATATATTCATTTTTTTCTTGTTTTATTTTTTTCTGTATTGGTTCTTTGATTAAAGTTTCTTCTTTTATTTTAATCAAATCTTTGGTTAAATTTATTGATACAACTTTTTTGCCTGTGAGGTACTCAGCAAAGAAATAAATTAAAAGATCAAGTTGATTCGCACCTGCAATTGTAGCTTCTGAAATTATCGAATAAATCCAAGATATAAACTTTTCTATATCTTTTTCTTGATCACAAATATCTTGTATTCTGAGCCGTAGTAGCTCCTCCATGTAATCCATCAAATTAACATCAAAGCTATAGTAGAAAAACCAATTCGCTTTTACTTCTATTGCTCTTCGGTCAAAGTCTGATCTCAAATGTGAAAGATGCGATAAATACCTTTTTCTTTCTTCATCCGATACAATAAAATCATTATTTCTGCATCTTTCTAAGAGCCGATCTATTTTATTTTCTTCGGGATTATCATCTAAAGAGTTATTTTTTTTCGACGGTACAATTTCACCTTTCAAGTCCTCGGCTTTTATTCTTGGCTCCGTTCGTATTAGCCAATTCTGGAAACTTTTAGACCAATCAAGCCCCCTCCATACCGATCCCGGTCTTTTGGGCAATAATCCGGTTAGATGCTTTTTAATATTCTCCATTTCTTCGATCAGGTTGTGGCCTTTTGGATTTTTAAAATTACGGAATATGTTGATCGGGTGATCCTCAACTCTACCGGGACGAAATGCCCACCGGAAAACATTGAAGAGGTTTACAAAGGTTTTTTCTTCTTCGGTTAATGATTCGATTTGTTGATCTGATAAAGTGATCTTGTAATGTAGATCCATGTTGATGTCCTTGTCTTGTAGTGTTTTGTTGTTGGTTGTTCTTAATTCTTACTAGTTAAGTAATTATTTTATTAATTATATATATATATATATATTTTAAATATAATTAATTACTAGTTAATAGAGATACTCTAAAGTAGTAACATAAAATAATACCATAATGCAAATTAATTGACATTTTTTACAAAATATTTTAAAGTAAAAGCGATCCCCGTTGGGGTTCTTGTTGTTTTTTAGTTGTTAGGTGGGGGGAGTTGTTGCCCCTCACCATTTTTTAAGGGGTTCTTATGAGTCAACAGTATACGGCCTGTGTAAGTGGTGGATTAACATCGGTAGGAACGTCCTATAGTACCGGTAAAAGGGCTTCTGTAAGTGTATCTTTCAGCCTTAGAAGTTACTTTCTTTCTAAGCTCCAAAGTATACAGATTGACATAAGCAACAGATCCGGAGGTAGTACTCCTACATCGGTATCTGTTCAGATCTCAAGTGATGCTAACGGGGACGAGATTATACTGCCTGACACCTCCGCAACGATAGCCGCAGGGGTAACAACCGCTTTGAGTGGTGGAGCCGTTATAGCCGTTGATACCGTCCTCTATTCAGCTTCTGAAACACTATACATATTTGTAAAAGGTAATAGTGGAACAATGGATGTGGATTCTATCACCCTGAACATTGAGAACAATTAAAAATGCCTATATCTAATTTCAGAAATACCATTGTAGACGCTACACAAATTGAAGATGGCATTATCGGCCCGGATAAACTTGATCTCACTCAGGTTTACGCCTTTACAGCCCTACCCTCTGTTAATTCTAATCCAGCCTCGGCAAATGATCTATGTCGTAAGAGCTATGTAGATGCGAGCGGCGGCGGTGGTGGTAGCACTGATCCAGCAGGCAGCAACACGCAAATCCAATTTAATAATTCCGGGTCTTTCGGTGCCTCTGCTGATCTTGTCTTTGCCAATTCACAATTAACTGTTCCAAGCGTATCGGTTTCTGAAGTTCATTTTGACGACATCACGGGGATCGCAAACGACACCGGATCGGGTGAAGTTATAAAGTTTGGGACTGGTTCTTTGACGGCTGGAAAACTATACTATCTCGATACCGATTCAGCATGGAAAGAAACAGACGCCGACAGTTTAACGGCTGGATCTACTCAGCTTCTTGGAATCGCCCTGGGTAGCTCCCCAACCACGAACGGCCTACTAAAAAAGGGCTATTTTGACGTGCATACTTTTTTAGATGGCAGTTTTTCAGCAGGTGCGCCTGTTTACATGTCCACCACCAATGGGGGCATTAGTACCGTAAAGCCAAATGATTCGGGTAAAGTTGCTCGGTTGGTTGGTTATTGTAGCACTACAGCGAAAGTTATCTATTTTGACCCAGAGCATGATCACGACGATAATATTTCTATTCCATACCCAACTGAATATTGGGATTGTTCAACGGTATTTTCCCAGATCGGCGGTAATAAGTTTGCCGTTGCTGCTTTGAATACTTCAGAGGGAAAATTTGATAGCGCTTGTCTTGAGTTCGGTAATACTGGAACACATAGACCGGCTACATTAGCGCAAACAACAACGCTTTTCGGCTGTTATACATGGATGTTTTATTTCAAATCAAAGAGAACGGGCGATCTTTGGGGTTCTCTTTTAAGGCGTGGTGGTACTGGCTCAAGTAGTGCCCATTATGCTATAATTAGTCATGAAACTAGTGATGAGCTAGGAATGTATACCGGCGGCGTGTTTTACGGATCGGGGTACGACCTTACGGCATTAGAAGGGTCAACAGACTGGAATCATCTTACAGTTTCGGCTAATGGTACGAAATCTCGCTTTTTCATTAATGGGGCTTTCGTTGGCGAGGCATCTGGAGTAATCGATGGGGAGGCCATGGGGGAAATTGGAAGCTACGACGGGGACGATAACCAGGTTTTTAGTGAGTTCCTTGATGAGGTGGCTTTTTGGAATGCAACCCTAACAGATGATCAAGTAAAAAAGATTTATGATGCACAAAAACAAATATCTAAAATTGTATATTAATTTAATCTTTTAAGCTCGTGTAGGTGGTATCATGCGAATTATAGAAATAATCACAAATAAAAAAATCAAGAAACGAAAGGCACCGAAAGAATACAAAGGCCAACCCTTGCCCGTGATCTGGCTTAGTAATAGCAAGCTCCCAGAGGATACCGTAATCGTAAAAGGCATGGGGCAAGAGTTCACGGGCTATTTAGATGGCGACCGGGTGATCATTTCTACATATCACCTCAACCCAAGAGAAAGAACAGAGCTATACAATGTAATAAATAGATCTGGATCTGTTTTTACTTTGGTAATAGAAAAATAAAACCCTCTACAATGCCGTTATACTGGGGGTCTACAAAATAGAATGTAATTACTTGTTGCATAAGATAATATTTTAATTAAGTTATATACAACAACAACAACGGAGAACAACAATGGAAAATCTTTTAAACGGCATCTTAATCGGAAACAATACTCTTCCACAATTACCAAGAGTTTTAGACGGTGGAACAATTATTGATGTAGCTGGTGATTATTATTTAGTCTTGGCTTTCAGTCAACTATGGCAGAAAGATTGCTACCACATTGTGAAACTCACAGCATGCGGAAAAGGGTGGTGCAATGGCCGATATGATATACAGGATCACAGTGTAGCAAAAGCAAAATTAGCTGAATTATGGGTATGAATAAACAAACAACAACAACCAACAACAACAAAGGAAAACAACAATGGAAAAAACAGAAAACTACGAAGAGATGGAAGACTACAGAAGCGAAGATACTGCCGGACTTATACAGGAATATGAATATCTCTTAAAAGACATACATGAATATATAATTTATGATTTGAAATGGGATAAAAAATTATCTTTTGATACCCGCCAAAGGGTCGGAATGTTGGTATCACGTTTTATTAGCGAAATGACAGGTCATTACATGTATCTCCCAGAATGGAAAGAATTGGAATTTAAAAAGATGAAGATAGAGGCAGGAGCGGAATTATTAGATTGTCTTTGGTGGGGAAACAGCTATGGTAACAAAAAAGATGATCTGATAGCTGTAAGAAAGAATGCTAAAAAAATTATTGATATATTTATTAATCTGCAATTTTAAACAACAACAACAACGGAAAAAAAATGAACATTTACGAAAAATTAAGGCTTATTCAGGATGGATTAAGAGCACCGAAGGGAAAGAGGAACAATTTTGGAAAATACAATTATCGAAGTTGTGAAGATATATTCAAGGCACTCAAACCGATTCTAACTGAGAACGAATGTACCGTTTTAGCAACCGATAAAATAATTCAAATCGGTGATCGGTATTATGTAGAGGCGACCGTAACGATTATCAATTGCCAAGAGCCTAATGAACAGATATCCGTCACCGCCCTGGCTCGTGAGGCCGTAACCAAGAAGGGAATGGATGATAGCCAGATAACCGGCACGGCTTCCAGCTATGCACGAAAATACGCCTGTAACGGCCTATTTTTGATAGATGATACCAAAGATGCTGATACCGATGAATATCATCGAGTAACGAAGCCAAGAAAAGTCACCTTTTGCCCCACTAAATACAAACCCTTATTAAGCCTAATTACTAAAGTCACCGGATCAAATACACCAGGCGACTATATCGATCACCTGGATAATACCTACAAGCTCCATAATTGGAAAAAGGCCGACGCTGACAGGTTTATACAGAAAGTCAAGGCCGGAGAAATTAGCCCTTTTGAATAGGGCTAAGTAAATAAACACAGATATAATTTGCAATTTGAAAGTGTATTATATAAGATATTATCATAACAACAACGGAGAAAACAATGTTTGATATTGACGAATACAGTAAGACAGAAGAAATAAGAGAATTACTTCTTTGGTTGGAATGCGCAACGATTGAGGAGATTATTGAGGATGGGCAAATTACCGAAGAAGAAATTGAGGGAACAATTCAAGACTATGAATTAATTTTGAAAAAAGCAGAAGAATACGAATACGCAAAAAAATTATATAATTAAACACAACTAAAAACTAACAACAACGGAGAAAACAATGGGTAAAAGAAAACAACAAGTTTACAAAATGACAGCGAAAAAAACAGGGGTTTATTTCATAGATCGTAAAAGATACGAACTCGAAAAAGCCACTATAATATCTGAAGAGTGGGGCGGCGGTTATGTGGGGAGTGGTCAATGGTGGAAAGAATATTTATTTGTCACCGATAAAGGCTCTTGGATACTTCACGGGAACGGCGAAAGAGAAACAAAATACGCTACCAGATTACCAAATGGAAATTGGATCGAAGGAACAAGCATTAAAATCTTCACAAGGATCGAAGCTTATCACTATCTAGAAGATAATAAAAAAATGGATGATGTACTAGTAGAAAGATATTTTTTTGATATCATCGAGGAGGGGTGATCATGACTTACCAAGAAGCCTATCGGAAAGCCCGGCGGCTGGTTGCCTTGGGTTATGGTGACAAAGCGGTCGTAATCGTCAAAAATGAGCGTGAAAGTCATAGAGCCTACTATGTAAGCGCTTACCAATGTAAAAGGGAATTTTTCCCCATTCTAGTGCAGGAGCTATAAACATGACAAAATTAGATATTCAAATATTTATCGATCTATTTGTTACCGGATTCGGTTTTATGTCTATGCTCGTATTTGGGGCGGTTGCTATGGGTGTGATCTAAATTAATCGAAAAAAGATTACTACCAAGACCCCCTACCCATGGGGGTTTCTTATTTTATTTTAGTAAATGGTTATTTTATTACTTGCATAAGATAATATTTTAGATATAATAACTATACCAACCAACAACACAAGGAAAACAACATGATTAATGAATACAAAAAATTGATAACCATTCAAGACCAACACAACCACGACAAAGCACACGTTTTCAAATTTACAAAAGATGGCCAAATTTTTTACAATCAGGCAAACACTTGGAATCACGTAGAGTTTTATACAGAAGATGTAAAAATAGAAAACAATGAAATTTTCGGTTACGAGAAATACTTAAAAAAAGCAAAAAAGTATAAGTATGCCCCAATTCTTTGTAGACATTTTCACATTATGCACGATGGCGAAGTAAATCGCTTCTATACCTCTCCATACAACGACTAACAACAACCAACACAGGGAAACAACATGACAAAAGAACACATTGATCGATTTGAAAGAATGCACCGCCCTGGAGGGCTGATAGAGCCATTAACCGCCGAAGAAGCCGAGGAAGACTATAGGCACATGGTAGAGCTACAAGATCAGCTATTAGAGTATGCCTATAAACATAAAAATTATTCTGTTTTCATGGATAAATGTTATGAATATTTGATTACATGGTATTGGGTAAAAAGGCAGGAAAAATTGGTTATGAGCATAGAAGAATATAGGGAAGTAAATCAACAAAAAAAAGAAATCTTCGTAGCGATTGAAAGACATGTCATGAGTTGTATTGTAGACAAGTTAGAGCCATCAGAAGCCAGGGTGATACAAATAGCCCGGAATGAATATAGTTCTCATAAATGGCCTTTCTAATGGAAAAATATGAAGAGGCTATCCTTGATGTTTTAATTGATATTTTCCCTTGGCTAGTTGAATTACTTGATGATCCGGATCGGCCTATCGAAGAGTTAATTAATTATGTTGGGGGTATGGCTTACAGTTACGGGCATAAAGCCGGAATAGAAAAATATTATGCGGAAAGAAAAAAAAAGGTTTACGATCCAAAAAATATAAATGAAAAAAAGTATGAAAATTAATTTATAGATCATTATATTTATCAGGCCGGGCTTTTATTGATGGTATTCAAAGTCTGGCTGTGCAATTTCCCAAGGGTGATATCGGATTACTCTTGGGTTTTTTTATGCGATTGATCCAAATATCGGCTATTAATGGGTAGGTGTTGGGGGCTAAATTGGAACATGGATTAGTCGAATATCTGATCGATTATGGATCACTTGGTATAATGGCTGGGATATTCTTCTGGCTTTATTTGCAGAATAAAAAAGAGCTTGTAGCGGCAAGGAACCGTGGATACGAAGAAGCGGAAAAAGTTCGGGAGCGGTTCCAGGTTGTAATTGAAAAATACGATCAAGAAAAAACAGAAATGCAGAATGAGCGTATCAATAATCTTCTTGAATTGAAAAATGCTATAAACGATCTCAAAGACATAAATACGCAACAAAATATCCTTATCGTTGAAAGTCAAAATGAATTAAGAGACATTAAAACAGAATTAAAAATCCTTTTGAGAGGTGACTAATGGGATTCTGGGACATTTTCAAAACCAAAAAAGCCGAGCCTGTACAGAGCAAACCTAAAAAACAGAATCTCGGAGCAAGTTGGGACACCGGGCACGGAACCCGTCCGATCTTCCCACCACGGGAAGCCCTGGAAGCCTATGGGGAGCATGCTTATCTTTATGCAGCCGTAACCCGTTGTTCTGAGGATTTAAGCGCCTTACCCCTCAAACTCATAAAGGGAAAGGGTAAAAACGCCAAAATAATCGATTCTCATCCGGTTCTTGACTTACTAGAGCAGCCATCCACCATAATGGATGGATACCTTTTTAGACAACAGATCACTCTTGATCTAATAATGAATGGTACTTTTTATGTTCTCCTCATTGGTGCCGGTAAACTCCCCGCCTCCCTTATACGTCTGCACCCGGAGGAAACTACATTTGTGACCGACAACATTACCGGGATCAAGGGGATAAAAAACACGAGCTACGGCCAGAGCGTGATCTACCCTTCTGATCGTGTTCTCTTCGGTCGCAATGCGAGTTATTCGAAGGGTCCGAAATCCCTTTATGGAACGGGAACGGTTCAGCCTCTCTACGAGGAACTCAAGGCAGACACCAACGCCATGATGCTGAGTAGCCAGCAATCCGCACAAGGCCGGCCAGACGTACTAATTAGCCCTTCCGATGAGGCTGATGTCTGGCCTAAAGAGGTACGGGATGAGATAGTCCAGAGTTATACCCAAATGGCCAGGAAAGGAGGAGCTATTGCGCTTTCGGGTATGGCTAAGATCGACATGCTGAACCTATCGCCTCGGGAAATGGAATATAAAGAGGCCAGGACTATGGCCAGACAGTCTATTAGTGCGGCAATTGGAATTAGTCCCTCTGTTCTGGGTCTTCCTTCAGCCAATTACGCCACCGCTATGGAGCAAAGAAAGACCTACTGGACGAATCAAATGCATAAAGCTAAAAGGCTTGAAACCGTATATACGCAACTTGCTCGCCTTTGGAATAATGATTTCAGGATCGTACATGACTTCTCTGGTATCTCAGCTCTTGATGATAGAAAAGAAGCCCTGGAACGGATAGAAATGCACATAAGAAACGGAATGAGTCCGATAGCGGCTTATGCCTACGAAAACCTTGAAGATGCCCCGATAGAGCCATCTATAACCCTACAGGATACCGAAGTAGAAGAGGAAGAAGAAAAGATTCTATCAGAATATATATTTAAATCTGATATTGATGAAGGAAAGGCAAGAAGAAAACAGATTTGGTATAAGTGGATAGTAGAAAAGCAGGCACCCGCAGAGGGTAAATTAGTCCGGGCTTCGGCTAGTTTTCTGAGGACTGTAAAAAGGAAAGCCCTGGATCGATTTGATGATATGGAAGAACTCGGAGCAACACCGGAAAGCATCATACCCAAATCGGAAATGCAGGAGATCGCAGATGAGAAACTGCGTAAGTTGTTTAAATCCATCTATCAATCCAATTTCAATTCCGAGTATGCACGGATGAAAAGGCAATTAAAGAAGGGCTATCATCACAAGGAGATCGAGCTACCAGAGAACCAACCGAGCGAAGGAACCTTGGGAAAATGGATAGCTTTTTATCTACTGATGAGATCCCGCATCATAGAGACGACTTACCGCAAATTAGGAAAGTTATTGGCTAAGGTGGCAGCTAATGAAGCCAAGAAGGATGTGGCCGCTAAATTGGCCGCTTCCAGTGCCTTTGCACCCTCAAGGGCTGATGTAATAGGCCGGACAGAATCCACGATCCTTTTGAATAATTCAGCCGTGCAAGCTGGCCAGGCAATAAGCGAAGACGATCCGCAGGTGGAGACAAGAAAGGAATGGATCACCGAAAATGATGCGGATGTAAGACCAGAGCATGAGGAATTGGATGGGGTTCGGCTTGGTATTAATGATTATTTCGAAACGTCTGGAGGCTCTACCCAATACCCTGGAGGCTTTGGGGTTGCTTCTCTGGATGTGAATTGTAGATGTGTAACCGTCGTAGATGCAGAATATTTTTATGATGATCGACCCCTTAGCAGCCGTAACCCTGGACAGTCACCAAGAGCCGGTGCGACGGATCAAGATCGATCATAATATTTTATTAAATACAATAATTGCAAGTACAACAAAAAAAATATATATTTCATCATGCTCACAAAACAAGAAATTACTAATTTTCCGAAAAAAGGGGACACCAAAAAAGTCTCATTACGAAATAGTAATCACAAAAGTTTTCCATATCAGTATGCTCTCGACCTTAAAAAAAATCATCCTGATATATGGCGACTTGGTGGAAACATCGAAGGTAATAACCAATTCAGAAGGCTCTACCCAATAGCCCAGAATGATGGCAAGGTAGAAACACCAACACAAGAGAAAGCAGTTAGAAAAAGAGAAGCCTGGGCGGCGAGGCATTTAAAAGACTACAGAATAGCCGGAACCGTTGCCCAGATTAAATGGTTGGTTATCGGATCTCGTGGATTGAGCTATATGAAGAACTTGATACAGGAAGAAATACAAAAAAGGAAAAACGGATCTACTATGATAAAAAAAGATTTACAGTGTATAAGAGTAAAAACAGCTATGGAAAAAAGCTCTACATTTGTAGCAAGCTCCGATAGTGTTGATCGGATGGGTGATGTCATAAACCAATCAGGGTGGAAGCTTGACGCCTACGAAAAAAATCCCGTCGTAATATTTAACCACGATAGCCGATCCCTTCCCATAGGCCGGGGATCTGTAGACGTTATCGATGGAAAACTCATGATCGATGTTACCTTTGATGAAAAGGACGAGTTTGCTCAAAAGGTCAAGAGTAAAGTAGACGGCGGTTTCCTCAATGCCGTATCTGTTGGTTTTAACCCAATAAAAGCATATGACCGAAACAGTCTCCCAATAGAATCCAAGTATTATGGAGAACGTGGTACCTATTTCGAAACAGCGGAATTATTAGAGGTTTCCATTGTAACGATCCCAGCTAATGGAGAGGCAACCGCCGCCAAATCCATGGATGTGGATGCCCTTGATCATTTTGCCCGTCTTGTATCAAAGCATATTCTCCAGGTAATGGAAGAGGATGGAAAGTATGTGATCACCTATGCGAAAGCCGAGGAACATGAGGAACAAGACGAGGAACAACCCGTGGAACAACCCGTGGAACCACTTGATGAACAAGGTAGTGCGGGCTATGGATACGAAGAAGAAGAAGAAGATAAAGACAAAGTAAAAGATTTTAACGATGAACTAATCCGGGCTTTAATTGCCTATTAACCAACCATACCATGAGGATAAAAATGGAAAATAACCAGTTAAAAGCTCAGGAAATTATCAAGAGCATAAGACAAAATCAAACCACTAATAGCTCTCGCTTGGAGAACCTTGATACACAAATTAAGGATCTGAATGAAGCCGTTAGAGGTGTACAAGAAAGATCTGCTAAGCCGATTATTATCGAAGGTAGTGAGGCAGGACTAAAACAATACATCAATCAGGATGGATCGCTACAGCTTACTACCACCAAGAAAAGCGTGAATCTTCACGGCTATGGTAATGTAAACGTTACCAGTAAAGGGCTTTTAGATACTAAAGAAAATCATTCTCAATGGCATGCGGAATTGAAAGACATTTGTCAGACTCGTAGCATAGCAAAAATGATCTGTAAAAATACACCCAAAACAGATGCCAAATTAGTAAACCACTTACAAAAG